AAGATTGGTCTCAATATTCTGAAGAGATGCGTATTCGAAATGTCGAAGACGTAAGCTTGAATAAAAAAGTTTATTATTATCTTCTACAAGAACTCAAAGACTTAGCTGCAAAAGAACCAAAAATAAAGCCTTATTTGAAAGCCGAGCATGCTGTATCTTTATGGTGTAGTAGAGCTGAATTTGAAGGTTGGCCCTTTAAAGTCGAAGAAGCTAAGGCTTTATATAAAACACTAGAAAATGAAATGAGCAGAGCTTACAATGCTCTTTCTCAAAGATTAGGAATGAAATGTGTAGCTGTAGACAAAAAGAAAGGTATAGTTGAAACTAAGTTTCCTAAATGGACCCAAAAAGGTTGTTATGATGTACATACTGCAAATTGGTTTAAAATAGATCCTTGGTCAGGTTACGAAGGTGAAGAACGGCTGGTAGCTGGCGAATATTGTCGAGTAGAGTTTGAAAATCTTAGTTTGGATTCAGTTGCAGATGTGAAAATGTTTCTATACAGAAACAACTGGCAACCAACTGAGTGGAATTATAAAGTAAACGAAGCTACTGGTAAGAAAGAAAAAACTTCTCCAAAAATTACTGAGGATAGCTTAGAGTTTCTAGGCGGTGATGGTAAACTATATACTGAATTTCTTTCAGCCAAGTCTAGACATAGTATTTTAAAAACTTGGTTAGAGAATGTTGATTCCAATGGTAATTTACATGGTAAGTGCATAACAATTGGAACACCTAGCATGCGTGCTAGGCATAACATTATTGTTAATGTACCATCGGTAGACAAGCCATGGGGTAAAGAGATGCGTAGCCTTTTTACCTGCAAACCTGGTTGGAAGCTAATTGGTTGTGATTCCAGCGGTAATCAGGCAAGAGGTCTTGCACACTATCTAGGTGATCCTGTATATATTGAAACATTGCTTACAGGCGATATTCATCAATACAATGCAGATATTTTAACTAAAATTGTAAAGTCTATTGGTATTGATTTTGAAGTAAAAAGATCTCAAGCAAAAAGAATTCTTTATGCTTTCTTATTTGGAGCTTCAGGCGGTAAGCTTTGGAGCTACATCTTTGGAAATCTTGATGATGTTAAAGGTAAAAAATTAAAAAATCAGTTTATTAAAGCTGTACCTGGATTTAAAGATTTGCTTGAGAAATTAGAGAATATCTATGGTAAAACATCTCAGTATGGTGACGGTTATATACCATCACTCGCTGGTAATCGAATTTATGTAGATTCATTCCACAAACTACTAGTGTATTTATTACAAGCAGCTGAGAAAATTACTTGTTCGTCAGCACTAATGCTTACTATGGAAGCTTTAGAAGCTAAAAATATTCCATATATTCCTTGTATTTATTATCACGACGAAATCGATTTTCAAGTACCAGAAGAGCATGCAGAAGAAGCTGCTGCTATTGGTAAACAAGCTTTCTGCGATGGCCCTAAGTTGTTTGGTGTAACAATCATGAGCGGAGATGCAAAAATTGGCAACACATGGTATGACATCCATTGAAGATCCTAAACAAAGTAACTTTGATTTAATACCTAATCCACCACCTAAACATAAAAGAAATCCATTACATTTATCTCGTAATTTACCTATTTCTTATAAAGGGCGTCAAGAAGGGAAAACAACAGCAATTGCTTTAAACGCTATTGCAATGGCTATTAATAATCCTTATACTTGGATAACATTGGTGGATCATTATCGTGAAACACCATCTGGAGATGAGAATCTATACAGAACTGTAAAATATATTTGCGATAAATTAGGACTAGAACAAATGTTTTTCAAACATGTTTTAATTAATAAAAAAGGCTACTATATTTCATTTGGAGATCCAAAATGAATTGTTCTTCACTTTGTCACAAGAATGAAGCTTGCTCTGTATCTAAAAATGGAGTTTGTATAGATCCAAATAAGAAATTGTATGCTATTAAAGTAAAATTTATTGATAAAGGCTTTTGGTCGAAAGCTTATACATATTTTTCTTTTGTACAATATGAACCAGACTCAATAGTAGTAATTCCAACCAATAGCTTTTATAGTATTGGCAAGGTTTCAGAATGTCTTGAAAACTACAATTTCAAAGAAGATATTAAGTACAAAAAAGTAATTTGTAAATTAGAGTTTTAATGAATATTTTTATATTACACACAAATCCTAGTTTAGCAGCCGAAATGCTAATGGACAAACACGTTGTTAAAATGGCATTAGAGACTGCACAAATATTATCTACGATAAATGGAGGACCTTATAAACCTACACATGAAAAACATCCTTGTGTTTTATGGGCAAAAGAAGCTAAAGGTAATTATGAATGGTTAGTAAAACATGGCTTAGCAATTTGTAAAGAGTACACTTATAGATTCGAGAAAGAACACAAATGCGAGGATGTTATTGGTTACTTAAGTGAGCCGCTTGTAATAATACCAGATGGAGTAACTCCTTTTGCATTATGTATGCCAAGTGAGTTTAAGCTAAAATATTTAGATGGTACTTATAAAACAGTAGATTCTTATAGAAGTTACTATAAGAGTAAGTCTAGTTTTGCAAATTGGACTAAACGTAGTAAACCGAATTGGTGGTAAAATGTTCAAAGTTCCTGAAATGTATCGTGTAACAAAAGGTCCATTAGGTACAAACATATTAACGGGAAATAATGGTGCTTTTGTAATTCCTAAGAAGACCTTAAGTATTTTTGCAATTGCTTCTGATGGACTTGGATGGGAACACGTAAGTGTGACTGTGAGCACCCCTAGATGTCCTACATGGGAAGAAATGTGTGAAGTTAAAAGCTTATTCTGGGATGAAGATGACTGTGTAATTCAATACCACCCTCCAAAGAGGGAATACATAAATAATCATGAATTTTGTTTGCATCTTTGGCGAAAAGTTGACTATGAATTTCCAATCCCTGATAGCATTTTAGTAGGTTACAAATGATAATTAAAGATTACAAGTACTTTGCAAAAATGTACTTTGTACTTAGACGTTTTCCAATGAATATTAGAGATACTAAATTAACTAATATTCAAGAAGAAACTGAAAAGTATTGTTCGAGACTTCTTAAAGAATCTCATATTCGTAATCGAGTCGAGTATGATATGATGAGAGAAGTCATTACAGACATTGATTCGTTATCACAAGAGGTTGTTGAATAATGACGATTGCGATAATTGATGGTGACGTTTTATGTTATCAAGCTTGTAAACCTAGATGGGAGAAAAAGGCAAGAATTCAAGATGGTGTGTCTTTTGTACAACTAGATGATGATGGAAAAAGAATTCCATTAGAATGGACAAAAGAAGAAGATAGAGTATACCTAGAAGAATCTTGGGAGAATTTTCAAAAAGATTTAAGAAATCTGCTAGATTCAGTTTATTGTGATGAGTATTTGATGGCTGTGAAAGGTCCCAATAATTTTAGAAACCTTTTGTATCCAGAATATAAACTAAATCGACATGCAGATCCAAATAAACAAAATTTGTTTGTACCTGTACTTAGAAAACTAGCTGTAGCCCAAGATTTTGCAACAGAAGCTATTGGCCGAGAAGCTGATGATTTAATGCGTATCTGGGCTGAACAAGCTATTGAAGCTAATGATGATTATATTATATGTTCGATTGATAAAGATTTGAAGTGCATTCCAGGTAAACATTACTTAATGCATAAAAAAGAACTTATAACAATATCTGAAGAGCAAGCAACTCGACATTACTATGAGCAGCTTTTAAAAGGAGATCCAACAGACAACATACCTGGAGTGCCACGTGTTGGCGAGGTAAAAGCCTGTAAAATATTAGAAAGCTTTAGTACTGAATTAGAATTTCAAGAACAAGTCGTAGATCAATATATTAGAGCCTACCAAGATCAATGGTATGAATATCTTATGTCAAATGGCAAAATGATTTATTTACAAAAGACCGAATCTGATTACTTCACTTGTAAAGATTGGCCGGTTGTAAAGGATTTGTTATGAACTTTGTATTGAGGTTTAATTTATGCAGTTCAAGGGGACAGTACCGAAGATACATTCAGACTTAAGTCCATTTAATAATGGTCATTGGCTATTTGACGAGCAAATGGGTAAGGGTGTAGGCTTTATATATGTTATACGAGACAATGTCTTAGATAGACTTTATCTTGGTAAAAAGTTGTTCTATGGAATGGGTCAGCTTAATAAGGGAAAAGAATCAAACTGGAAAAAATATGCTTCCTCTTCTCCTGTATTAAGTGAAATGTTCAAAGAAAGACCTAAATCTGAATTTGATTTCATTTGTATTGAACAGTACAACACAAAAGGTACTCTGTCTTATTCAGAGACTTGGTCTCTTTGTTTAGTAGAAGCTCCTACAAGCAATCGTTGGTATAATACTATAATTGAAAAAGTTTCTTGGAATGTAAAAGAAAAAATAACCGATAGACATAAAGATAGATTGAAAAAGGCTTGTGAAGGTTATATATTCAAAGGATAATAATGAGTACTCTTATATTTATATTAAAGATAATTCTTTTATTCATATTATTGTATCTAATGGTAGCTGGTGTAATAAATATAGATTTCAGTAATATGAATTCTAGCGATTATTTATTAACAATCGTTGCTTCGTCTACGTTAGCGGCGCTATTAAATATGATTGATAATGGGTAAAATAATCAAGAAAAACTTACCTTGTTTAAGCGAAACATGTAAGTCTTCAGACGCAAGGCAACTATATGAAGATTTTACATCTTTTTGCTTTAGTTGTCAAACGTTTTTTAAAGCAAACGAAGAAGATAAATTAAACACTAGCGATAACAAACAAATGACAATTCCAAAACCTAAAGAAACATTTAAGAAAATTTTATCTAAAGAGGAAATTTTAGAATTACCTACTAGAAATTTACCAGATAGAAAAATATCAAAAGCTGTCTCAGAATTCTTTAATGTTAAAGTGTCTTATAATGAAAATGGTGAGGTTGATGCTCACTATTATCCTTATGAAAACAATAAAGCATTCAAGGTAAGACGACTTCCAAAAACATTTTCCTGGATTAATCACTCTTCAGATTTATTCGGTAAAACTTGTTTTAATAGTGGTGGTAAGCGACTTATCATTGCTGAAGGTGAAATTGATGCTTTATCTATTGCACAATGCATGTTTGATAAATATGAAAAGATATACCCAGTAGTAGCTCTTTCATCTTCTGTGATGACGAATTCTATTCTACAAAATAGAGAATGGATTCGTAGTTTCAATGAAGTTGTAATTTGTTTCGATGAGGATGATGCTGGTTATGAAGCACAAAAAGAAGCTATTAGAATTATTGGTTTTGATAAAGCTAAGATTGTAAAACTCCCTAAGAATGATGCTAATGATGTTCTAAAAGAATTCGGTAGCGCAAGATTACTTCAATGTTTGTTTGATGCTGCACCATATGTACCATCTGGTATCATTGGTAAAGAAAAGCTTTGGGATGCTCTTGTAGCATATAACAATACTCCATCTGTACCTTATCCTAGCTGTATTGGAAGTTTAAACAAAAAAGTAAAAGGAGCTCGTCTGGGCGAAATTGCCTTATTTGTTTCCGGTACCAGCTGCGGTAAAAGTACTGTAATGCGTGAGATATGTCTAAGCATGCAAGATAATACTGATTCTAAAATCGGTATTGTTTCATTGGAAGAATCTCCTGCAGAAACTGCTAGAAAACTTGCTGGAATGGTCTTGAAAAGAAATCCAGCAGAAGAAGAAATCTCATTAGAAGAGCTTAGGCCTGGCTTCGATAAGGTGTTTGGATCTGATAGATATATGTTATTAGATCATCAAGGCAGCCTTAAAGATGAAAATATCATTGACAAATTAGAGTACATGGCACTGTCTGGTGCTAAATATATCATCATTGATCACATTACAATTTTAGTGTCTGAAGGTGCTGGTGACTTAACTGGTAACGAAGCCATTGATAAAGTAATGAATGATCTTTTAAGATTTGTTAAAAGACATAATGTCTGGATTGGTTTAGTATCTCATCTAAGAAAAACAACAAACACTGGCAAGGCATTTGAAGAAGGCCGAATGCCGAACTTAGATGATATTAAAGGGTCAGGTTCGATTAAACAGATCTCATTTGATATTATTGCTTTTGCAAGAAATCTTCAAGCTGAAGATCCTGTTGAAAGAAATACAATTAGTTTATCTGTCTTGAAATGCAGGTATACAGGTTTGACAGGGCCTGTAGAAGGTGCTTACTATGACTACAAAACAGGTAGATTCACATCTATCGAAAACGCTCCTCGAGAGGAATTTGTAGCATTGTAAATTTAAACAAACTGGAGAAATTGAGTAATGAGCGCAGCTAATATTCCGTGGTCTACCGTTGGTTATCTTACTTATAAGAGAACATATGCAAGACCTTTGGAAGGTACGAATCGTACAGAAGAATTTGAAGATACAGTTAATCGTGTAATTGATGCTTGTGATAGTCAGCTTAATGTAAATTTTGCAGAAGACGAGAAGTATCGATTAAAGAACTACTTCTTAGAACTTAAATGTTCTGTTGCTGGTAGATTCTTGTGGCAGCTTGGCACAAAGACAGTAGATAGGTTTGGATTAGCCTCTCTTCAAAATTGTGCCTTCACTGTAATTGATAGCCCTGTCAGGCCGTTTTGCTGGGCTATGGATATGCTGGCATTAGGCTCAGGTGTTGGCTACAATTTACAAAGACGTTATATAGATAAGCTTCCAGCTGTCAAAACGTGGTTCTCACCACCAACTCGAGTCGATCATGGTGGTGCAGACTTTATTATTCCAGACTCACGTGAAGGTTGGGTTAGGTTTCTAGGTAAGACTTTAAAAGCTGCATTCCTGAGTGAATCGCCCGAAAAAGGCACTTTCACATACTCTACACAAGTAATTCGTGGTAAAGGCACTCCTATCAAAGGATTTGGAGGGGTTGCTTCTGGACCTGAAGAGCTTTGTTGGGGTATCGGAAAGATTTCTGAAATCTTGATGAAGCGCAAGGGTAAGCAGATTCGCTCGATCGATGCATTAGATATTATGAATATTATCGGCTACATTATTGTAGCTGGTAATGTCCGTAGATCTGCTCAAATTGCTATTGGTGATCCTGATGATGTAGAGTACTTACTTGCTAAGCGTTGGGATATGGGTAATATTCCATCTTGGCGTGCAATGTCAAATAACAGCGTTGCTTGTGATCGGATTGAAGATTTGCATGATTATTTCTGGGATGGTTACGAAGGTAAAGGTGAACCTTATGGTTTAATTAATTTACCTTTATCACGAGCTGTAGGACGTCTTGGAGATACTCAGTATCCAGATCCAGATGTCATGGGCTATAACCCCTGTGCTGAACAATCATTGGCTCCTTACGAAACTTGTTGTCTTGCAGAAGTATTCTTACCCAACATCAATAGTAAAGAAGAATTTTTAGATATTCTTGAACTACTATATCGTATTAACAAGCATTCTTTAACATTACCGTCGCATCATCCTGAGACTGAGCGAATTGTTCACCAAAACATGCGTATGGGTATTGGGTTGACCGGTATCCTGCAAGCTACTGAAGAACAAAGATCTTGGATGTCGGATGGTTATGAGTATTTGCGTGAATTTGATGAGCAATACTCAGATCTTAAGGGCTTTAACACCAGTATTAAATTAACTACTGTAAAGCCATCTGGAACTCTTTCATTATTACCTGGTGTAACTCCTGGAATCCATCCTGCATATGCTCAATATATGTATCGACGGATTCGAATTGCAGCTGAGCACCCTCTTGTAGATACTTGCAAGAATGCTGGTTATCACGTCGAGTATGTTAAGAACTTCGATGGATCTGAAGATTACAATACGGTAGTAGTTACTTTCCCATTTAGCTACCCTGAAGGTACTAAGCTGGCGAGTCAGATGTCAGCAATTGATCAGCTAAATGAGATTAAAAAGCTTCAAACAGAATGGTCTGATAATAGTGTTTCTTGTACAGTGTATTACAAGAAAGACGAAATTCAAACTATTAAGAAATACTTAAAAGACAACTATAGAAAGTATCATAAGAGCTTGTCTTTCCTCTTACATTCTGAGCATGGTTTTGCGCAAGCACCATATCAAGAAATTACAAAGGAAGAATACAATGAACTTGTTTCAAAAACTAGGGTTATTACCTCAATCGACTCAGCAGAGTTTGAAAGTTCAGACGAATGTGCAACAGGGGTTTGCCCAATACGATAAGAAAGCAGAAATAATTTTATCGGATGGAAGATTCGCTACTATTCATAAAATACGAGTAGGGCATCTATTAGCTTCTTCCAGTAACGATCCTTTACAAAATGCAGTAAAGTTAATTATAAATAGTGTAAAAATAGACGACAAAGTTCCTGAACCAATGGATGTTTTGAATTTAGAAGTAAATGACTTCCATAAAATCATGGATAGCATCAATTCATAAAAATAGGGTACCGTTAATGGTACCCTTTTAAATTGAAAGATTAATATGCAAGACAAAGAAGACTCTTTTTATTTGGTATTTACAACAAGATATAAAAATCCTGATAAGCGATATATGACATATGAAGAAGCATACGAAGAAGCTGCAAGACTAACTCATGTATACTTAGACCAAAAAGTTTACATTTTAAAAAGTACAGAATATCTTATTAGAAATTTGCCAGAGCCTTCTAAAGTTTACATTTATTAATTAAAAATATGACACCGAAACAAACTAAAGAAAAATTAATTCAACTTGATCAATCTTTGTTGAAAAGATTGGAAAATCCACTTATTGGAGTTGTTAACGAAAGCGTAGTAATTCCCATCTTATTAGAAAGAACAAATCTACTAGTTCAAGTACTTGTGTACGTACTGACAGAACTAGAAAAACAAGATGTTGAAAAGAGTCAAATTAAAATAGTTTCATAAAATGTCTATTACATTCTTTCTTACAAAACATGGTTTTTCGCAATATGATGCGATTAATCCACATTACAATCCAAATCAACCTGAAGATTCATTCTTCAATCCTAAAACATCTAGAGAGACAATATTCTTTGAAATAAATTTGAGTAATATAAATGCAGTATCTATGATGAAAATATTAGGCTTACCAGCAAAATATGAAGGATCTATTGAAAGTGATAAAATAGACGAATTCGTCAGGAATATAAACAAGTTACAAAATGAAGAACATTCAGCATATGTTCAAGATAAGCTTAGTAAGTTCGATAGATTAGGTAGAATGGCACTCGCTTTGAACGATGGTATTTCTTGGGGTTGAATACTGTGAACAAAGAAGATTTTATCAATTATATGAGAACTCTTATCAATGAGTTCGAAGAATTACAAAAAGATGAGCAGACATTTCAAGCATTTTTAGAAGAAAACGATTGCGACTCTTCTGCTAATATGTCTCTTACTGATTGGTTTGATGTTCTTGAAAACTTTCATGAGCTACGAGATGCAATTGAGATCTTAAATCGTAATCGTGTTGAAGACAATATGGATGGTGATCATCAATCAGCTTTGGCATCTGCTGGCCATGGTTTAGATGAAGATTACGGATCTTATTCGGAGCACTTTTAAATGTTTAAACCAATGCTCGCACCTGGTGAAGACCCTATGTCTTTTCCAGATTATTTCAAGAAACTTAACTATCCTTTACTTTGCTCACCTAAATACGATGGTATACGTTGTATTATTAAAAGTAAGAGAGCAATGTCAAGAACATTCAAGATGTTGCCATCGTATCAAGTGCAAGAAGAATTTTCTAGATATGAAAACTTCGATGGTGAACTGATTGAAGGTAATCCTACTGACTTTGATGTTTATAATAGGACTCAAAGTCATGTAATGTCCGAAGATAAGCCTGGTAATTTAAAATTCTTTGTTTTTGATTATGTAGAACAGAATTATTTAAATAAGCCATACTATGAACGTTTAGAGCTACTTGAGAGCTTAATTAACGATCATCCAAATGTTGAGTTAGTCAAACAAGAATATGTAGATAGTTATGATGAATTAATTGCTTATGAAAAGAAGTGCTTAGAGCAAGGCTTTGAAGGTATTATGATGCGAGATCCGCTAGGATTCTATAAATGTGGTAGAGGCACATTTAGAGAAGGCCTTATTTATAAATTAAAACGCTTCAAAGATGCAGAAGGTTTTATCTTAGATATTCTACCAATGATGGAGAATACTAATGAACTGGAAACAGATGAATTAGGTTATGCTAAAAGATCTTCTAAAAAGGAAGGTCTAGTTGAAGGTGATATTGCTGGTAAATATCGAGTAATGTTCAATAATGAAATACTTGATGTAGCGCCAGGTAGCTTTACACATGCAGAGCGTAAGAGGATGCTCTTACACAAGCATAGCTATGTTGGTAAAACTCTAAAATTTAGATACTTCGAACACGGTATTAAAGATAAGCCTCGATTTCCTCGAGCACTTGGTATCCGTGAATTGATGGATCTTTAATTGTTTAAAAGAGTTTTTAAAATGGATAACCTCTTAAGAGAATTAAATGATTCTTATGAATGTATCGAAGACTTTGTATCGGATTATTCAAGTGAAATTACTGAATTATTCGAAACAGGCCATTGTGAAGTAAAATTAAATAAAAAGACTTTTCAACTTTATCTTAATGTAAAGGAAAATTAAAATGTCAGGTATGAAAGCTAGTACAATTAAGACAGTACTTTCAAACAGAATTGAGGATTGGATTTCCACAATTAAAGATGAAACATTGGTAAGTGATATCAAAAACGATGTAATCATTTGTGGCGGTTCAATTGCTTCAATGCTATTAGGTGAGAAGATCAATGATTACGATATTTACTTTAGAACAAAAGAAACAGCTAAAAAAGTTGCTGAGTATTATGTAAGTGTTTTCAATTCAGAAAACAAAGACAAGAAAATTACAATGAATGGCAGTCAGCCTGTTGTAATTGAAGAAGATATTGTTAATATCAAAGGTGTAACTGAGCCTCGTATAGTTATTAAAATTAAGAGCGCAGGTGTAGCTTCTGAGACTCAATCCGAATATAAATACTTTGAGGCACAACCTGAACATGAAACAGAAAAATTCTTTGATTCTTTACAATCAGAAAAAATTGTTTCGAGTGTAGACATTGATGATGAAGATTCAATTCAAGTTGTAGAAAATTTGGTTGAAGAGCTTAAAGATAAAAAGAAGCCTAAGTATCGGCCAATATTTCTGTCAGACAATGCCATTACATTGTCAGATAAAGTTCAGCTAATTATCAGGTTCTTTGGTGAGCCAGCAGAATTGCTTGATAATTATGACTTTATCCATGCAATGAATTACTATGATTACAAAAATAAATATTTGCATCTTGAACCTGCAGCATTAGAATCATTGCTTAGTAAAGCACTGGTTTATGAAGGTAGTTTGTATCCAATCGCATCTCTTTTCCGAATTAGGAAATTCATCGAAAGAGGTTGGCGTATTACTGCAGGCCAGATGTTAAAAATCATCTGGCAAATCAGTGAAATCGATATGAATGATCCGAAGATTCTTCGAGAACAATTGATTGGAGTTGATCAAGCATATATGTATCAACTTCTTGAAGCTATTAAAAATAATAACGGCAGAATCGATTCAACGTATATTGCGAAACTTGTAGACGAAATTTTTGAATAAGAGGACACTATGGACTTTAAAGTAGGTCAACTCTGGAAGAGTCGTAATGGTAAGTTCTTTACTATTATGTTTGTAAATCAAGGAAATAAATTTCCAGTTACTGCACTAGATGAAAAATCCAGGATGATTCGATTCGATAAGGATGGATTTTTTATCAATAAAGAATTTCCTCATGAAAATGACTTGGTAGAATACACATGAAATTTAAATTACAATCTAATACTGAGTTTGTAACAGATTTAATGAATTCATCTAAACATGGAGTTTTTGTTCAAGTTTTCGTAATTGAAGCAATTCGTTACTATTCTGAACAAGTCTCTAAATCTAAACCTATTTTAGACAGTACAGAATCAGTTATAAGTCCAAAATTTTGGCATGCAATTGCTGTTGATGTTAATCAAAAGGTTTCAGAAAGATATGGCCAATAAAAAACTTGTAATTTACCACGGCAACTGTGCAGACGGATTTTCAGGAGCTTGGTGTTTCTGGAAATTGTTTGGAAATGATGCTGAATATTTTCCAGGGGTGTATGGCAAAGAGCCTCCTGATGTTACAGACCGAGAAGTATTCTTAGTAGACTTTAGCTATAAGAGATCTATCATTGAAGAGATGCTAAAGAAAGCATCTTTAATGATCATTTTGGATCATCATATCAGTGCTATCAATGATCTAAAAGATCTTAAGGCTGATAATTTAGATACCGTATTTGATGTAAACCGAAGCGGTGCTACGATTGCTTGGGACTATTTGTTTCCATATGAGCCACGACCTGCATTACTGAATCACGTAGAAGATCGAGACTTGTGGAGATTTAAACTAGACCATACTCGAGAAGTACAAGCTGCAATGTTCTCATTCGAATATTCTTTCGAAAAATGGGATCAATTAATGCAGCTTGATATTACTAATAACGTTCAAGGCTACTTAAATCTTATAATGCAGGGTGAGGCTATTGAAAGAAAACATCATAAAGATGTCAGAGAACTTTTAAAGAGCTGCACCAGAATAATGAATATTAGTGGTGTTGATGTTCCTGTAGCATCATTACCATACACAATGGCAAGTGACGCTGGCGTTATTTTAGCCGAAGGTCATCCATTTGCTGCAACTTACTATGATACTAAAGATTATAGAGCTTTCAGTCTAAGATCAACAACTGGTATCGGTTTGGATGTATCTAAGATTGCAGAATATTACGGTGGAGGAGGTCATGCACATGCCTCTGGATTTAGAGTAAACCGCGAACATCGTCTTGCAACATCATGATTAAAGAGATTGCTGAATATTTCAATATCAAGGGAACCTACATTGGAGACGGTGTATTCTTTCTTGAGAAGCCGCTAGGCTCAAATTCTTGGGACAGTAATGTAACTGAGAGTTGGGATCCTGTAAATAATGACTTTGATTTTAACTATTTAATCTCAAATATGCGAGGTGTAAATCTTAACGTAAGAATAGATACTATCAGCATTAACGTAGAAGTGTCAAATGATAACTTTTACGTTTCTGGTAAGTACATAAAGTCTAAAGAAGATTACAATCTTAAACTTTATCGTACTTGTGTTCTTAAAACCATTCACGCATTTTGTATTGTAAATGAATAGTCTTAATATACATCGTGTAAAAGAGATTACAACACGCATTAGAACTTTTGATGGAGTTGTTTGGAGAGATATTAAAATTACAACAGATACAGAAGTTTTTGAAATATGTCTTTTTACTAATAAAGAAGAGTTAGAAAATCTTGAATTAAAAGTGTTAGAGACTTGATATAAAGTTTTTTATATAAAATAAGTCACTAAAAACGGGCCGTAGTGCAACGACTGTCAACGCCATGGCCCAGGTACTATCGCGACGTGTTCGCAGCAAGTAGGTACCGTTCTGCCCCAAGACGGGGCTATCTCACAAAATGGAGGTCGATATGCAGACATAACCCGTTGACTTAACCCTTATATGTTTAAGGTACTGGTTACTCACTTAACGGTAGTTGTACTACCAAAATCAATGATGCTGTGCATCAAGAAGGAAGTTTAAAATGGAACTGAAGCAAGTATTCACCACTGCCGATGGTAAGCAATTCGACACCAAGGCTGAAGCTCTTAACTATCTTCGTCGTCCCAAGATCAAGACTGCGATGATGGCTGTTACTGCAAACAACGAAGAGCTGACAGAATGGCTTATTGATAACCAAGAGCGTGTTGAAATTGCGTTCGAAAGCGGCACTATTCGCCGTGTTACTAAGAGCGAGCACAAGAAGCTTGAAAAGGCTCTGGAAGCTCTTAAGGAAGTTCAAGACACTAAGCTCTCTTTCCTGCAAGAGAATGCCGGTGCTATTCTGGATTCATTCCGTTGGCCTAGCGTCAAGCGCATGACTGAAGAAGAAAAGACGACTGCTGCACGGAATACTCTAGTAGCTGCTACTGAAGGTAATGTTGATCTTGCCAACTGGATCATCGCTAAGAAGGATTCTATCCTCGAAGCTTATGAAGCCGGTGTTGAAAAGAAGCAACTGAACTCGAAGGCTGCTGAAGGTCTGGCCGCTTATCGTGCTAAGAAGGCTGCTGAAAAGGCAGCTGCTGCTGAATCTACTCAGCAAGCTTAATTAAGCTAAAAACCCCTTGGGACTAATAATCTCAAGGGGTTTTAAAATGGAGCTTTGAATAATGAGCCATTGCTATATGGGCAATTGTTACAAACTTTACATAAACGATAGACTATACTTAATTACTAATACAAAAGTTGCTGCGGAATTTATACTGAGATTGCTTGAAGAAGCTTCTGGTGTACATAGTAGCAGAATCGAACTTGCATATATTGAAAATACTGGATTTTAAAATGGACGAGATTAAAGTAGATAAAGATCTACGTATTCCAGAGCCGCCTAATTATAGGAATTATGATTGGTGGGAGTGGGTTTTCTGGGGTGTTATTATGGCCAGCCTAATTGGCGGTTTATTTACAGTCTTTAAATAATACATAGGGCCGGTAACTCAGCGGTTAGAGTAGACGACTCATAATCGTTTAGCCGTCGGTTCGAATCCGACCCGGCCTACCATCTAATGTAGATTAAATAAACATTTGGATCCAAAATGGAAAAAATTGTTTGTGAAGTTTGCAAAAGAAAAACACATCACAAAAGTAATATACCTGAATACGATCGATGGGAATGTTCACATGTCGAATGCCCACACAGGCGTTCTTGTGGCAGTGACGGACCAGATCGCGGTTATCTAGATAGTAGCATTGATTTAGTCAATATCAGTGAAAGACAGTATAATGGCTAAGCCACCATTTTTTGATTCTATCATAGATTTTCTTTTTCCTGCTAAAGACCCTGAATTGGGACTTACAGATTCCGAACTTCAAATGATTGAAGAAGTCTTGAGAAGACGTTTAAATGAAATGTCTGCAAAATCATTCGAAATGAATCTGATGAAGCATAAGACTAACGGTGTGTGGGATTCTTCACAAACTCAAGAGTTCTTTAGGAAATATGACAGACACCGTGCGCAATACAAAAAGCTCTCAGGTCTTCAAAGGAAATTGAGAGTACTCATTAGGTCATAAAACAAACGCCACTTTAGCTCAGTTGGTAGAGCAATCGCCTTGTAAGCGATAGGTCATCTGTTCGAGTCAGATAAGTGGCACCATTATTAATATATTTTTAAAATAATTTGAAAGAAAATAAATGTTTTCTGAAACTCAACTTTTCATGGTATTTGATGTAGAGAGCATTGGATTACATGGAGAAGGTTTTGCTGTCGGATGGGTTGTTATCGATCGTTTAGGTAATAAATATACTGAAAGATATATAGCGTGTGATCCTTTGTTTGCCAGAGGTACTTACCAAGATTCTATTTGGGTACGTGAAAATATTCCGAAACTAATTCCTTTTGCAAAAAGCCCTAGGGAAGTTAGAGATACTTTTTGGATAGACTATCTCAAGTGGAAAGAAAAAGGTGTAGTACTAGTGGCTGATTGTAATTGGCCAGTAGAAACTAATTTTATTTCTGCATGTATTCAAGATTATTTTACAGTTAGAAGTAAGGAAGGTCCTTATCCATTTTTAGATCTAGGTTCAATATTATTTGCAAAAGGTAAAGATCCAATAGCTACTTATGATAGAACAAAAGATGAACTTCCAAAGCATCATCCTTTAAAAGATGCACAACAATCTGCCAGACTTTTGATTGAAGCTCTAAACCTCAGTAGCCCTAGTGGCTGAGTAGGTTCAGCCACATCACTTCATCTGACGGGAATATCATGCAAACCAATCAAATCAAGCAAGAAAAAGAGCGTATTCTAGGACTAGCCGACTCAATGGCTAATGCAGCTGCAGATTTTAGAGGCCATAACTATGAGTTGTTTATTAAAGCTAGAGAAGAATTAAAAGAAAGTCTTGATAGATTTGAAGAGGATGTAGTTAAAAACAATTAAAAAGAATTAAAATAACAACTACATTAGCGTGTAGTTGTTTTAAGCCCGGGTGGTGAAATTGGTAAACACAGCGGATTTAAAATCCGCCGATGATAAAAAGTCTTACGGGTTCGATTCCCGTTCCGGGCACCACTAAGGAATTAATATGGCTTATTGTGAAGACTTCCCTTGTTGTGGACATGAACCTGGTTGTTGTCCTGATTATGATTCTGTAACAGGACAGCAAATTAATATGGTTTGTATTTGTGGTGCAAAATTACCTTTAACAAACAAATATAGTATTTGTAAAGGTTGTATAGAATTAGAATCTGATATTTACGATATGTAATTGAATGTATAAGTGAGCTGCTATATGAGCTCGCAATAAAGGACCACGTTGTGATAGGCTACTGAGGAAATGTTGTCCGGCCGGTAAAACATTTCAATTTGGCTAGATAGCATGTGGCAGCTCACCTATGCAACCGACAAATTAAAAATGAAAAAGATTCAATTCAATACATTTGAAGATAAGTATTCAGTTACTTTAATTGTTAAGAATAAGAACACAGGCGTTTCTGAAGAGAAACAAGAATTTGTTTGGGCTTTTGGGAAAGAGGCCCATTCTAAAATTAAGAAGAAAATAGAAAATAAATACAGAGGTCAAGGTTTCAAAGTAGATGTTTTAAAAGTAGAATTATGTTGTTAGAATTTTTAAAACAAATAGATAGTAAACTACAACCGGTATTTAACGATAATTCTTTAGATGATTCAGACTGGTTTTTAAAACTAGAATCAATAATCTCAAAAGAAAAACCAAATAGTTTGAAACACATTGAGAATTACGAATTAGTTAAATACTATACTCAACTTAAATTTACAGAGAAATTAAATGAACAATCTAATCGTTCACGATAATGAAATTTATATGATTGTAAAGCCAGTAAAGGCTTTGCTTAAGTCTACAATGGTTTATGAAGTCGTTACAGAAGGTCGTAAGTTTGCTGTAAAAATGTCTACAGGTGAACTTACAATTATTGATCTAAGAGAGCCTGAAAAAGAAAAGAAACCTTCAATTAATTCTAAGGGCTCACTACATGCAAAATTCTATAGTATAGATAACGATGGTAATATTATTCATCAGTCACGTCCAATTATTATTAGAGAATTTCAAGACGTAGTTAATTATATTCAGGGATTGTCTAGTATTTCATTCTCAAAAAATCTCAAAAATAAAATTGTTTTTAGCTATTCTAATGAAACTGAGACGGAATTAAATTTCGAAATTAAAGCTCTAAGTTGGAATAGCTATAATACGGAAGTTACGAAGACCGCCTTGACAAATATTCTAATGCTAGGGCAGCTATTCAACAGATCGCTTGATGTTGTTAAAAAGACGTCTGCTAAAAAGAAAAGCGATGCTGGATACTACAAAAATGAAACCGGATATTACAGCAACAACGTTCGATAAGCGTGGTAGAATAATATCTGTAGCAAAAAATTCTTATGTAAAAACTCATACTACTCAAGCAAAATATGCTAAGAAGGCAGATCAAGATTACAAAATATTCTTGCATGCTGAAATATTAGCAATAATTCGTGCTAGAGGTAGAAAGATTCATAAGATAAGGATAGAAAAACATAATACAACTACTTCGAGGCTAATAAGTCCATGTTCAATATGCCAGCTTGCTATAAAAGAAGCTGGCATAAAATTTGTAGAACTTTCTGTGTGAGGTAATCATGGCTATCACTTACAGAGGCGAAACTTTTGAGGGTTATAATGATCCTAAAAGAACACCTAATCATCCTAATAAAAGTCATGCTGTACTAGCCAAAGAAGGCGAAACAGTAAAGCTTATTAGGTTTGGTGCTCAAGGCGTTAAAGGCTCACCACCTAAAGAAGGTGAATCAGAAGCTTACAAAGCTCGTCGAGAATCTTTTAAAGCCCGTCATGCTGAAAATATTGCCAAGGGCAAAATGAGTGCAGCATATTGGGCTGATAAGGTGAAATGGTAATGACTCGTTTAGTTCCTACTAAAGAATATATTGAGCATGTGCAGTCTATGGAACAAAAAGTTCCTTTATCTGTTTTTAACAAGCTTGAACATCGCGTTCGCAATCTAGAAAGAAAGGTTGAAAATTTTTCATCTCAAAATAAAGCTAAAACAGTATACTTAATTTGTACTAATGATCTTGTCAAGACAGCTGTTCTTACAAGTAAAGAAGATGCTCAGGAAGTTTTGATAACATTAAGCCAAGAGCATTGTAAGCAATATAGTGGAATGTATGAATCTTTAGAATCTTACTGGAAAGTAATTAATTGGCATATTCGAGAGGTTTCTGTCCATGAGTGATCGTGATCCAATTTGGGATATCTTGAAGGAACACTCTAAAGAAAAATTTGATGCTGATAGAAAGAAATTCTTAGAGCAAGCCATTCAAGACGATGATGGTAAATGGACAAAACACACCGAGTATCATTGGTCGCGAATGCTTAATGAAAGACGTCTTGATTACTGGCCTAGTAGAAAAAAGTTTCAATATCTAGGAAAAGTACATCGAGGCGATATTTTAAAATTTATTAAGACAAGGGCTAAAAATGAAAATTGAAAACAAAGTTGTTTTGACTGCAATCGATTCAGTAAACAAAAATAATGAGGCGGAACCCACTCGTTTTATTGTTGAGAAAATTGATCCAGTTACAGAAAAAGTTAAATTACAAATTATTCAAACTACTGATTTTGCATATGCATTACAGTGTTTTGTAAATCGTTGTAAATAAATTGGATTGTAATTAAATTATTCTGCCCATAGCTCAATCGGATAGAGCAACTCCCTTCTAAGGAGTAGGTTAGGGGTTCGAATCCCTTTGGGCAGGCCATTTTTAAAGGATTTAAATGTCTAAACTAAGCAAACACATTCAAGCTAAGATATCAGACAAACGTTATATAGAGCCAAAGCCGTTTGATATAGATTGGACTGCATCTGAGTTTGATACAGGCGAATTGCCATATACTTACGAATATAAGCTTAATGTTAAAGTCGAAACTAAATTTTATTCAGATCATTACAATAAAAAGTTAGAATACGAAGAAATTGTTCAAAGAATGAAAGCAGCTATTATTGAAGAAGTATTTGGAGAATTTCGACTTACTTTGTACAAGATTAGCATGGCTTCTTATGAAAGAGATTTCGTAAGTGTTAACAAGCTTGTAAAAGAACTTGAAAATCAAATGTTTGATACTAACTGAAAGACTGTAAAATGAGTAATTTAGAAAATCATGCTTTAATTGAATTTAGGGCTGCTGGATGGATTGATGAAAATGGAAAGTTTAAAGACGAAATGCAAGAAGCCATTTGCAAGCATGTCTTAAAACTTTTGAAATTATTTTCAAAAGAGGGCCATTCAGGTTCATCAGCGCCATATGCTATTAATTTATTTTCAACTTTAGCTAAATTTGAACCAATTGTACCTTTAACAGGTGAAGATTGGGAATGGAATGATGTTTCTGAATATGGTGGTCGAGAAGGTGATCCGTTATACCAAAACAAACGATGCAGCAGGGTATTTAAAGATAGTAAAGGTGCATATGACATCGATGGTATCGTTTGGTACGATTGGTCTATAGATGAGAAAACTGGTGAGCGGTATAAGAGCTATTTCACTAATCGAGATAGCCGAGTATTAGTGACATTCCCTTATACACCTAAGACTGAATATAAAAGAGCAATTCGTAAATGAAAGGGTTATTCATGACTCAACCTGTTGAATGGCATAATTATCACTTGAAAAGAGTTAAGGTGATATTCAAACCACGTTTAAAATATGAAACTAGAGGTTTGAAACCAGGGATTATTGAACACATTAACAAAGAGCTTATTGTTAGGCCTTGTTGGTTAATGTCAGAAACAGATGCCTACCCAGGTGAATGGGCATTAGGCCCTGCAAATCCCTCAGAATATTTACTACCGAATATTCATTGGATTGCTTCTGGTGATGTAGAGTTTGTTGAGGAAGTGGAATGAGATATCTTGTAGATACCTATGACAAGTTGGGTAAAGTTGGTGAATATACCTTGGAAGCAGATAACATTGCAGTTGCAAGGCAATTAGCTAGAAATATGCATATTAATCAATATCATTCGTCTAAAAAGTGGTACGAGTTGCCTGACATTGATACTGAAGTCTTTGAACTTACTAAGAAAGAAGATTAAACTCTATGACTGTAATCGTATGGGATGGTAATACTTTAGCTGGCGATCGACTTGCTGATAATAATGGGATTAAAACGCCTATCACTAAGATTGGCCAAATTGAAGTAAATAATAAAAAATACTTATATGGTTTTTCCGGTGTAAATTTAATGGCTTTAGAGCTTTTAGAATGGTTTAGAGCTGGGTACGAGCCTAAAAAATTTACACAAGCATTAAGAGAAAACAAAGGTGATGCAGTATTGCTTTTAATTTCTGAATTTAACGAAATTTTTATATTTGAAGGTGGTCCGTATCCAACGAATTTTTCTGATGCACGCCGTTTTGCTATTGGTAGCGGCCGAGATATTGCTTATGGCGCAATGGCTATGGGTGCTGATGCTTATCAAGCTGTAAAAGTAGCTTCTGAAATTCAAATTGGATGTGGTATTGGTATTGATACATTGAAATTTTAATTATGACTAGATTGTCAGAAACGATTAAGTTAGATAAATACATGGTAATGAAAAGTCGTACTAAGCGGCTTAAAAACTTTTATAAAGAACAGTCAGAATTCAATAACAGAAGCTTGGCAATTTCAGAAAAAGGTTTAGAAATTGCTGTTGATAATTATCATGAAGCATGCGTGCAAACATATGCGTTGCAAAAAGTTGCAGAATTTTTAGACAAAGTCAAATTTAAATAATGAATACTTTTAGTGCTTCTCTTTTAGTAAAACAATCTGCAAGTCAAATATTTTACTTAAGGTCTCAAGATAAGAAAAGAAAAACATTTAAAAAGGGTGAGCCTAGCTCATTTCAAATCAAAGGTAATGATTATGCAGCTTCTCGCTGTAAATCTAAATATGTCGAAATGCAAGGTATCTTCTGTAAACCTTATGGAAAGATATACTTTAGTTTCGATGAAGTTCGAAAGATTGGTAATAAACTAATTCTAATCGAATATAAATTATACGATGGTTTTGAGGAACAAATTCCTGATTGGTTTATTGAAAATAGCTTAATTCAAACAGCGTTTCAAGGCTCCTTGTTAGAAGCAGATTTATATAGACATTCTGAAGTCGAATTGAACACAGCTTCATATGTAAAAACAGATTGCTTAACATTAAAGGTTTTTAAAGAAACAAAATTAGTTTTCAAGTTAGATATGAACAAGAAAGTTCATAAGGTAACTTACAATCCTTTCCCAATTCTTCAATTCTATATGACTAAGGCAAGGGCTTCTTTAAAATATGAAACTGCAAAGAAGTTTGATAATGCATATAAACATAAAGAATGGTCTTACTTAAAAGACTTTATTGCAATTTCTAAAGGATAATAATGCTGGCAACAGACTCAGACGCAATGTATGAGTATGCAAGAAATGTAGGTAGAGAAAAACCTGATATCGCTTGGGTTTTAGATCCTCGAGACGTATGGATGAAAAATCCTTTTTATCAAGGTCCACCTGTACCTCACCCTGAAAGTTACTATGAAGAGGAACGAGATGAAAGTTTGGCTGGTTTGCAGACCACTAAGTAATAGGGTATATCCTGGTCAGCCATCTAGAATTGCTTTTGCAAATATTGAAACTGCTCAAGCATACGTTGATGAAAAGAATAAGAATGTAGTTATTGATCACATTGACTACGTTTGGTTTATTCATGAAGTAATTGTGCTGGATTACACTCCAGCTAAGAATAAAACAAGATTTGAAAAATTCAAGTCTTGGCTATTTAATAATTAATAACGCCCTTTACTGACTGCCCTTATGGGTGGTTGGTAAAGGGCTCCTTTTTTTTTTTTTTTTTTTTTTTTTTTTTTTGAGGTAAAAATGAACGTAGTAAGCATTAACAGACAAGAAAAACCAGTTAATAAATCTTTAGTACGGATGTTAGAAGAACTTTTAGAAAGGGCAAACAAAGGAGAATTACAAGCGCTAGTAGGTGTTGGAGAATTATCTTCTGGAGATACAATTACATTTAGAGGACTACAAGAAGGTATAAGTATTTTTACATTAATAGGAGCTTTAGAAGCTCTTAAGATAGACATGGTAAATATGATCGAATAAGTATTTATTTGATTACATAAACCCGTTAAATTAACCCAAAGATGTTTCTTGAAGACAAGAACATTCTAAAACATAAAATGTTTTTAAAATATATTATTAAGACGTTCAATAGAAACGTAAACTAAGCTTCATAAGAGACTTCATAAAGCTTTAAAGTATAGTTTTGGTTAGTTTAGTTTGTTTATAGATTTGTACTAATTAAAGCTTATCAATCATAACTAAAATTTATTACATAACCAAAAACATTACTTAAATACAAAATGCTGTCTTTGAGAAACGTAGAGATAGTAACGTTAGTATTAGACATTCTTAAGATACTAACCACGAGAAGTGATATAAGGTGATGATTGGTGGTTTTGATACATGTATCAAAATTAGTGTTTTTGGTGTTAACAGTTGTGTAACAGCTTTTACACACCACCGAAACCTAACAACTAAGAGTTAAATAATGGAAATGCGAACGAAAAATGGGATGATCGCTAATGAGATCCTAAGCAAAGATCCTGTACACTTGACTGATAGAGCTCTTGTAACACCAGGGAGTGGTGCTCATAGGAGTGCAATCAGACTCCGAACATTAAAATTTGATCCTATTGGCACTTTAGTGTCTCAATATAGAGCTCTCGAAAAAGAAATCGAACGTCAAGAGCAAATCAGACT